ACTCGATAGTGCCATTAGCTCCGATCCGCGTCGATCCCATCGGCATGATCCTGTCATTATCAAGCGGACGGATCGCGCGGATCGTCGCGAAATGCTCCCCGCGGGCGACAACCTCGCGGTAAAACTCGGCGCCAGGAGAGGACAGGCAGTCATCAAATATCGTGCTCATACCGTCACCGTCACGCTGCAGGAAAATGCTGCATCGCCGTTGTTGTTGGCCAGGGTGAGCGGGAATTCATGGCGATAATACCCATTGTCCGGATCGGCCAGGGTAGGATTATCAACCACCCCGTGGGCCGAGAGCTCCCACGCGTGCGAGCCCATCGTAACCTTTGCCACAAACGTTGCAATACCATTGGTCGTCGGTACGCCAACGGCGGCATCGTGCATCGCGGTAATTGTTGCTGTACCGCCAAGTTGCTGGGTAATCATCAGTTGCCGAGTAAACGACAATCCAAACGACGAGTCATCATCCGTTGCTGTGCGGGTGACCTCGATATCAGCCGACAAAATCTCGGTCAGTGATCCGGTCAACCCATCACACGACAGCGACACAGCCGTAACATCGCCCGACTGCGCAACCGGGATGTGCAGTGTTGGCGTAAACGTACCCGTGATTGACGAGTACGACTGGTCAATGTCTTGACAATCAAACTGCGCCTGATAGGTGATCGCGCCGGAGGCGGCGATTGAAATCTTGAGTGACTTGCAAACGCAACCCGTGGCGATACGCCCATACCCAGACTTGTCCCCGGCACGAAATACCTGGGCAATCGTGTAGCTGTTTGGCGCACGAGTTGTAATGTCCGTCTCAAACGAGGCGGGGGAATCCGCAGGGATAGCCTTTGACGAGTCGGTGATTGCCTGGATCAACATCCAGCACGCTGGTGATAACTGTCCGGATAGCGTGATTGTGGGCATGTTTCGACCGCTCACCATCTCCGCGGATGATTTTTCGACGAGGCCGGTTTTCCCGGTCAACTCAATCCGCTCGACCCCCTGCGCAAACTCAAATTTGTCCGGGAGGATTGCCCCGCCAGTCGCCAAAGTGCCCGGATTTGTGCCGTACGTGACCTCTTTTTTGATCGCGACAACGTAATCGCTGCCAAAAATGTGCGTAATTGCCATTATCTCCTCCTACTCCGGACGGATCGCCCGGAGAATTGTGCTTATTTCTGTTTCGAGTTCATCTTTTGGGATTTCCCGGGGTGAGCGCATAAAATTGAGTATCTCCTCAACCTCGTCATGGCGTGTTTTGAGCGCCGTCATGGACTCCTCCACGGCGGTTAACCGCTCATTGAGCGCGTTCATCGCCTCCTCGCACGAGGTGATCGTGTTTTCAAACTGCGTCAAAGAGATCGGCCCAATCCCTGCCGCAGGCCTGCTCAGTCGAATCTGTAACATATTGCCTCCTATGACCTTGAGTCTAAAATTTGCATCGTGAATCGAATTCGCCACACGTGCATCGCCGCGGTGTATCCCGGGGAAAACAGGTTGATGTCCGTCGCTCCCGAGCTCTCTCCCTTGTCGGTGCCTGCCCAGCGCAACACGGCAACCCGAGGGACAAACGCCATGACTGAGCTCATCGCCGAGATGATCGTATCGTGCACGGCAATGACCTGGCCTCGCGGATCGTTAGCGCCCGGGCGGTGGTACAGCCACACATTGACGGACTGGGTGTATGCGATAATCATTCCTGGCCGATGCTCCGCATCCGTAACGTCGCCAATCTCTATCAGTGCGGCGGGTACCCGTTGACCAATCTCATTGACCTGATACGGGTATTCGCCAATCATTTTCAGCGACGGAATTGTGCTAAGTTTTGTAACCGCAGTAGTATAAATAGTGCTTTCGAGACCGTTCATTTGATCCTCGCCAAAATCTTGCGAAATTTGACCATGGATTCCCGCCGCGTCTCGTCCGACACACCGAAAAAATGCCTCTTTGGCAAGCCTATGCCCTCGTTATGCTTACGCGCCTTTGATCGCTCAAGTTGCGAATTAAAGCGGATCGACGCTCCGCCGCTGATCCGGACAACCTCCATGGCCGGTAACATGTGATTGCGATACATGAGGGTAACCGTATCGCTCGACCGGTGATTGTCCTCTCTGTACTTGGCATAGCGAGCAGAGTACGGCCGAAACGCTGCTCCCCAAACGTCTTTCCCGGCCCTGGTGTTGGACAAAATGTCATCGCGGATTAACCGCGCCACGACCTCACACGCACGATCCGCAGCAGACAACCTGCTCTGCGTGCGGGCAATCATCGCCTCGACCCTACTCGTATCAACGGTTATCGCAGACACGGGCTTGTCCATGACACCGGCGTGTCGTACTCGTCCGCCGTACCGGTCAATGCGTTACTGATGTCAACCGTCCGTATTGCAAGCGCAAACGCACGCTCGTATTGTCCGTCATAATAAGACGCCTTCGCAAAGTGCAACTCGTGACTGCCCATGTTTGCGAGCTCTTGGTAGATCATCGACAGACAAAGGTAGTCACTGGCCTGCGCGAAATGTGCAGGATCGGCCACGAGGTCAATGTAGTCCTGGCCTGCACCGCGCGACACGGCTCGACCGCTATCAATCAGCGCCATGGTGATCCTCCGTTTTAACACGTCCTTTGCCAGGCCGATTTTGTCGGCCCAGGATTGCACGGCGTAGGTATATCCAGCGGACCAGTCAACGGCAACGGATACGGTAACCGTATCATTGTCATTGTCAACCTCGGTTATCGTCACATTTGTATCGTCGGCTGTCAGGTATCCGCCAACCGACATCAGGCGCATGTCTGCGGACGGGATACTCACAAGATCAACCTCGCCAGTGGTGGACAACTCGTCGCTGCCCGAGTCCACTGATTTGAGGTCAGTTATCCGTGACTCATACCTGCGCAGAGACAGGTCTGTCGAGATAGTCGTATTATCCCACAACGGCATAGTTACCTCAATAAGCGACGGCGGCCCAGTGGAGTGAGCCGCCGTCTATGTGTGAGTCGGTCATGGTGGTCAAACGATGGGCACGATTGCCGCGGACAACTTTTTGGCGGAGAGATCGCAGGTGGTGGTCACCCGGACGGCGACGTACTTGTAATCGAGTCCGGTCCACTCTTTTTGCAAGTCGTCCTCGTCGATGATGAGAGACGCTACAATCTCGCCTGATTTCCAAAGCTCCGGATAGGTTCGCCCGGTTTTTTCGAAAATCACGCCCTTAAAAACCCCGGCCCCGGCCCGCTGAAAATAGTAGTCAGGGGTTCGACTCGATTGATTGACACAGGTGATCCCTGTCCCGCTGTTGGTGTAGTGGCGGAGCACTTCGAGCTTGAGGTCTTCCTTCGATCCCAGCACCAGGTCGGCCGTTTCGGCGTTCCAAAAAACAACTCGAAATTTCCCGCCGGTGTGCTTTGGCATCTCGATATAGCTGGAGATCGCGTTGGTTGCGTTGGGTAGAGCCGTCCCGCTGCGAAGCACGAGATTCGAGTCCACGATAGGGCAGCGTCCATGGTAGTTTTTGGGTTGTACGGCGATAGCCATTTGTCCCTCCCTTAGATGGTTTCCGTGGAGGAAATATTTTCCTCCAGGACGATCCGAGCCCCGTTCCAGGTCTCGATCATGGTGTTGTAGGCGATATCCGCGGGAGTCGTCTTGATTTTCGAGTCCTTGAGATCATACAACAGGCTGCGACCGTAGCGGTTACAGTAGATATATGTGTCGCTGCCGTTGCTCTTGCACATGTCGAGCAGGGCGTTTATGTTGGATGCCGTCGGGGTATGCCCGGACTCGTTTGACACGGACACATAAGCGGAGACAAACGCAGAGTCGGCCACGAGTAAGCTCATGTACGCCTCATATAATACCTGGTACACCGGCTTGACGGCTCCGGTTGAGGTGTCGGTAACCATGGTCATCAGGGCCCCGTTGTTGACAGGGCTCGCAGTGATCAGATTGCCGAGCGCGGCGGCCTCGGCGGAGTACAGACCGCAACATTTTCCCGGCACCCACCGCACGGCAAGGATCGTTGTGCGCTTGCCGCTAGTCCCTCCTGCGTTGATTGTCTTTGAGTTTGCGACGGCGTGTTGACGCAGGCCTCGAAAACCATCGGACGACCCAAATGTGGCGTCGGTGCCGTACACGAGTTGACGGCCAGCCGCCTGGCCGAGTCCCTCAATAAACTCGGCGGTGTTCGCCTCAAAATACCCGGCAACTCCGCCGGGCCAGCTTTCGCCGATAGCCTTGTCCACTATGTCGATGTCAGACAGGATTTTAAGGTCTTCCTGCTGCATTGTTTTTAGCGTTGCGTGAGGGACTATTCCTCCGTTCGGGAGGCGAAAGCCACCCGACGGGAGCGCCTGCCCCACTTTGTACTTGTGGAAAAGTCCGTGACTGGCCTTATCAAAACGCATCGTGCGCAGGATGCCGGACTCCTTGGTCAGGCTATCAATGATAGCGGCCTGCTCCGGCACGTTCCAAGCCGCAGCGAGCGACAATAAATCTACGGAAGCCATTGTAATATCTCCTTTTAGCTTTTGAAAGCCTCGAAGGCTTTGGCGAACGGACTGCCAACGGGAGCAGCCGGCTTGACCGGAGGAGTACCATCACGAGGAGGAGTTCCTCCTTGTGCCTGGTCAAACGATCCGCCGAATTTCTCGGCAGTCTCGAAAATTGCCAGGTTATGCCGCAACTCATCCACCGTCAACTGTTGGCCCTTGGCCGGGGTCTTGAGCTCTCCGCGAAATGCGTCAACACGGGTTTTGATCGTGTCGGCAGCTTTCTCGTCAAGGAGCTTCGCCCGGGCCTCCCAGTCCTTTGCCAACCGCTGGCCGACTTGCTCTCGCAAAGATGTTACATCTTTGAGATCGGGTTCGGCCGCAAGCAGCTTTTGGTTCGCCGTTGACAGCTCTTTTGACAGGCTATCAACTTGTAATTTCAAGGCTTTGCGTGTTTCGTTGACCTCGTCGAAACGACTTTTTGGGATCGAATCCTTCCCGGACTCCGCGAGGGCTCCCGCGATTTTTTCCTCTGATTCCGCCTTGACGAAATCATGTAACGCCTTTTCAAGCTCGGGTTTAGGCTCTACCCCATGCAGTTTCAAGATGTCATTAATCGTCATTTTTGCCTCCTGCCGACTTTACCGCCCTGCTCGGGGCGCATGCCATATAAGACTTTATGCCCGAGCCTATGTCAAGCCATAGTTTTTCTATGATTTTTTTTTATTTTTTCAAAGATTTTTCTTGACATTCGAACTGGGTGGGTTATCTTGTCTTTGTGAGTCGGGTAAGCGATGACCGAAAGGCACCCACCGAACGGAGGAAAAGATGGAAAAGAACACAATGAGCAAGTTAGAAGCCGCCCGGAAAGAAATCGAAATCATGTCTAACGGTAACCTTACCCTGGATTTCGCCCGCACCAATCAGGGCATTGAGTTCGCAATCGTTGACAATCGTTATGCTGACTGGCGCAAGCCTGTGACGCTTGACAATGCGGTATCGTCAGCCGCCGATCTTATCTAATAAGCACCAAGTCATAAAGGCCCCATCACGGGGCCTTTTTTTGTGCCCGGGAAAGGCTCTCCTCGATATCGAGGACAAACTCGTGCTGGCAATTCCACCGCGGCTCCCCGTGCGGGTATCCACCGCCTGACTCAAACTCGTCCCGTTCCGCGGCGGTAAAATATGGCGCATCCGGTTTTTCGGAGAGCGCCCAAACGCACTCCGGGTGGCTGTTGTCCTGCAGCGGGGCGCCCTCATATCGATATACAAGATCGCTATCGTCAAGCCCGAGGATGTCCTGCGCCTGGGCAGCTCCCTCATCCTCCGCGTCTTGCAAGTATTGCCTTTGCGCCGTCACCATGTCCGTCAGTGCGTCGTGTCCAATGGACGCAAGCGCTTTTTTGACTGATGCCGCAGCAACCTCTATTGGCTGCCCAAACACCACGGCCTGCGTGAGTGCGCTGCGAATCGCTGATACTCCCTGCGCTGTCCGGATATTGAGCAACTCGGTTGATAGGTTGACAACACGTTTGATGTCCGGCATGGTGATTGATCCGTATGCAATATCCGCGGCAGCCAACTGTCTCTCAATCCCGTCGCGTACATAATCAGACACCTTGCCATACCCTTGCAACGTATCCGTAAGACCTTCGTTTAGCCCCGACGATTCTATCAATTTTACGACTCTGTCAGTGACCCTGCTGACCTCCATGACTGATTTTGCCGATGCTGCGATATTAACCCCGTCCCTCGGCAGTTTCGCCAGCTCGCGCTCAAGCTCTGGCCATACTTGCCGCAAAGCCTTTTTGACGATCCGCTCGAACTCTGCTTGCTGCTTACGATTGAGTGTCTGTATCGGCTTGTTGATCGCCATTGTCTCCTCCGCTCATCTCTCTCATTATCGACTCAATCTCCGATGATCCGGCGAGCTGTTTATTTTCGGCCATTTTTGCCGTGAATTCGGCCATGGCTTGCTCCCGGGTAAGGTCGGGATTAATCTCGAGTACGCAGTCAACCACGTTTTTGAGCCCTGCGGCAATCTCGGCCTGCTGCCGTGTTACCCGCTCCATGGGTGTCTCCATAAATTTCAACTCCACGAAATCGATTGTAAATTCGGTATTGGCCGACAATCCGCGATAGGCTTGAGGTACCCACGCCAACGCGGCCCGGTTGATTATCTCACAGAGCTCGCGCAGTGAGGCGCGAAATCCCTCGCGTCGTTGGTTTACCAGCTCCAAGACGCCGGCCTCTCCGAGAGCTAATTGGTAACCACTTGTTACACTGGTACCTTTGAGGGCAGACTGAGATAATCCGCTCTCCGCGGACACTGCCTCTGCGCGTTGGTCAATGGCGGTTTGCAAAGCAGTCAAGTCGGCCCCCGGGCTGATAAATGTAGCGTCGCCCTCGACCTCGCCGGTTACCGACGATTTGGGGATGTTGATACGAGCGGTGCGCCCAGTGCGTAGCGTTTGGTTATCTGGTATCCCTTTGGTCAGCAGTTGCGGAGCGTTATATGACTCTGTCAACTGCTTGTCGGTGTATCGTAGGTCGTTCACCTGATTGGTATCGACCAACGGATTTTCGCCGGGGTGCCAAAACGTATCGAGCGGCTCCCATGCGCGAAACATCGCCACGGGCATGATGCCAAGTGGCCTGTCGATCAACCGCTCAACAGTACGCGGATCAACCTGGCCGTTAGCCATGACCTCTCCCTGCCACAGCCAGCCGTCCTCGTCCCACCACCGGCACCGTGTGATAACGCCAGGACGCAGCGAGTCCACGCGGCCCGCAACCGCAAAGTAAAATTTCGTCGCCCGGGTCTGGTCCTCTGGGTCCTGCTCTACCCAGGCCCGGTCAGGCGTTACGATGTCAAGGCGCAACTCTTTGCCACGCCATACGTTGACCATTACCGCCACGTCAAACGTAACCGTAAGCAGCTTCTCGACTTCGAAAAGTTTCCTGTATAGCTTAAGTCGTTGCCAAAGCGCATCATAGGATTCTGCAAGCTCTGGCCGATCCGGCTTGATTGTTGGCGCGTCTTTGGTGAGTTTTGCCAGTCTGGCCGCTATCTGCCCAACGATTGGCCGATGCTCAATGTATTTTTTGAGCTCTGCACGCTCCGCCGGGGAGTCGATCATCCCGTTGATTGCGCGCTCAAGGTGCTCGCGCACCGAGTTGTAATAGTAGTCCATCCACTTGGACACCTTTAATCGGCGCTTCCCGTCCTCAATCCACCGTTGTCCAGCCTGCTGAGTAGGTATGTCAAACATATATCCCCCTTGACTTTATGATGTGCTCCATTGCTCTTCCTCGCGGTCCGGATGTAGGTACTCTATCAGGTACCTGGCCTCGTCCATGGTGTTATCCGTGATACCGTCTTTGACAGGCTCCTCGGATCGTATCTGTCCGTCGTCATCGACGGGGTAACAATATGTCCCGACGTCGTCCACAAAGTGCTGGCAGACAGGATCGACAAACAATCTGCGTCTGCCCGCCGCGTTTTCGATCAGCCCGCGCATGGCTATAAGCCCGGTCGAGATACTACGCGGACGGCAAACCACGAGATTGAGCCTGCGTTGCGCAACCGACGGGAGTCCTGGTCGAAGACCTGCAAACCACTGCTCCATTTGCTGCCGATTTGACATCCCGTCGGCCTCCTGTCTGCGTTGCGTTATCTCTATACCGGACACCACCGTTGCCATGTCCGTGGTAAACGGTGCCTGATACCGGCGACCAGCGACAAACACCTCGTCACCGGCCATAAATTGACAATATGTTTCCGGCTTAACCCCTGGAGCTACAAGCTCATAGATACGATATAGCGTCTTGCTGGCGCGGTCGTATTGCCAACACCCGATTGACATAGGGTGTGTCCAACCAAAGTCAAGCGCAAAGTATGACTCAAGCGCTGGATTGTACGCGCACGGCCTCACGTTATCGGCTGTAAAATCAGGATACACCAGCCTTGATAACAGAGGTATCCATTTGCCGTCAAGATATATGTCGGCCGTCCGCTT